TAAGATGGAAGTCATCAAGAACACAGCTACGTGGGAACAAGAGATGGCGGCGGCTAGTGCAACCTCGTGGAAAGACGAGTGGTTTACTGTGGTACTGTCGTTACCTCTGTTAGCCGTGTGTTACGGAGTTGCTATGGATGACTTGAGTATTATGCAGAGGGTGGGTATGGCTTTTGTTGAGCTAGACAAGCTACCTGATTACTACCAGTACTTGCTTTACGTAGCAGTCACGGCCAGCTTTGGCATACGTGGTGCTGACAAGCTGATGCAGATGAAGGGTAAGTAACTCATGGCTACAGAAGCAGAAAGAGCAAGACTCCGCTTTGCCGTTGATAAGCTCTACGAAAAATACTTAGGTAGAGCGCCAGAGCAAGCTGGTATTGATTACTGGATGCGTGAAGGTGAGTACGCTAACTTGCCGCCGCTTACTCCGCAAGAAATTGAGTGGAACATTGCTAATTCTCAAGAAGCTCAAGATCGTGTGGCTGAAACTGAACTTGATATATTTGAAGACACAACAGCAGATGATACTACGGCTGATGCTGGCGACGGTCTTGATACTGGAGAGCGTCTTTACGATTATACCAATAATCGGGAAACCGGAGGCTCTCAAAACTTATACTGGAACAACTTTTCTAGGCAATTAACACTAGATGAACTAGAAGCCGCTTATTACGCTCAAGATAATGCAAGAACTAGAGAAGCGTTTGGATCTTGGGATAATTATTTAGCATACATGAACGAGAGACAAGACCTCATTGATGCTGGTGAATATAAAGCAGATTGGTGGGACAGAGGTGTTGCTCTTGTAGATCCAGAAGGTCTTGGTCGTGATGCGGGTATGGACGATAGAGCGCTTGAAGGATCTATTATTGACGAAGGTGTGCGACAGGCGCAAATAGGTTACGGAGAACAAGAAGACGTATTTACTGATTTGTACGAAAAGTACACGGGCGAGTCTGTTGTTAAGTACTTAGATAACGGGGCTAAATACGAGTGGAACGGCACTTCTTTTGTAATGACACAAGAAGCATACGGTTATCACTTTGGTACAATATTAGGCGAAACTCTGCCCGGAATTGTAATTGGTGCTGGCTTAGGCCCAGCAGGAGCAGATATTTTTGGCGTTGCTGGCGCTGGTTCTGGTGCGGCAAGAGGCGCTGTTAGCTCAATGCTGGGTCAATACGTTACTACAGGTTCTGTTGATCCGGGTTCCGTAGCTCAATCCGCTGTTCTTGGTGGAATTGGTGGATTTTTTGATGATATTGTTGCCGCTGACCCCGGAACATATGGCGGCTGGGTTGTTAACGGACAGGTAGTTGGGGCACCCGGACAGTTTGCCATTGAAAAAATACAGTACTTAAGCAATGCTTTAGGCATCCCTTTTACCGATGCCGCTGGAATTGTTGAAGGTATATTAACAGGAGCTGTTAAAGGACAAGACTTTGAAGGAATTGTCCTTAATGCTGTAGGAGGTTGGGGTTCTGCAAAAGTAAATCAATACATACAAAATACTTTAGGTGATGCGGGACTTGATGTAGATAATTTCTTTAGAGAAGGCTCTACAAATATTAGTACCGAAGCTATTCAAAGTTTAGTAGACAACGGTATACAGGGGTTAGTTGATGGTGGAATGTCACCCAAAGACGTTTTTGTTACTCTGTACGATTTCTTTGATGAAGGAGGTTCTTTAGACTTTTTGTGGCCCTCATTAGGAAAATTAGACATTGACATTGACGCAGATTTTCCAAATTTCTGCGATGACTTTCCTAACTTTCCACTGTGTTCAGGAGGAACTCTTCCGGGAATTGACTTGCCTAAAGTGTGTAAAGAAGACGCACAGGGCGAAAAACCTTGGTACTGTAGTTTAGGGTTAAATGGAAGTATAGGTGTTGATGTAGATTTGCCTGATGTAGATTTACCAGAGGTAGATATACAAGTTTGCTCTGATGAGCAAAAGGCTAACGGCGGCATTGAAATTAAAATAGGTGACCCTGATTCTTGGTACTGCCAAATGCCAGATATTCCTCCACCACCTGATGTTGAACTATGTAGCGAAGAAGAGTTAAACAACGGTGGTTACACTGTAAGAATAGGCAGTCCTGATTCTTGGTACTGTAATGTTCCTGATATTGACATTCAGGTGTGTTCTGACGAAGAAAAAGCCCAAGGTGGCGTAGAGATCAAGATAGGCAACCCAGACTCTTGGTACTGTAAAATGCCTGACGTTGATCCTGAAATTGAACTATGTAGCGAAGAAGAGTTAAACCAAGGTGGCTACACCGTAAGAATAGGTGATCGTGACTCGTGGTACTGTAATGTACCTGAGATTGATATTGAAGTTTGTACTGAAGAACAACTATCTCAAGGCGGCGTAGAGATCAAGATAGGCAACCCAGACTCTTGGTACTGTAAGATGCCTGAGATTGATATTGAAGTTTGTACTGAAGAGCAACTATCTCAAGGTGGCATAGAGATCAAGATAGGTAATCCAGACAGTTGGTACTGTAAGATGCCTGAGCTTCCTGACATTCAAGTATGTTCTGACGAAGAGTTAGCTAAGGGTGGTAAAGAAATAAGGATAGGAGATCCTGATTCTTGGTACTGCCAAATGCCAGAGATTCCTGATATTGTAGTTTGCTCTGACGAACAAAAAGCACAAGGTGGCAAAGAAATAAGAATAGGTGATCCTTCAGATTGGTATTGCCAAATGCCAGAGATTACATTGCCGTGTCCTCCGACAAAAGTTAGAAACGAACAAACGGGTGAATGTGAATGTCCTGCTGGTAAAGAAGAAAACGCTTTTGGGTTGTGTGTAGATCCTGACGATAGTTGCCCAACAGGTCAACAAAGAGATCCAGAAACAGGGGAGTGCGTTGAAGTTGATGTAGACACTCCTGATGTTGATACTCCAGATGTTGATATAGATTTTGGGTTTACTGTTCCACAACAGCCTATGACTGATAATAGAGGGATGCTTACAGGAACTACAATTAATCAAGATGCCCAGCTTTTGACAAGAACGCAGTTTCCAATAAGGGATTTTTTAGCGGAAGCTTTACCTAAAACTAAACAAAACACCGGCATGATGACAGGATTTAAAGCATGACATATTTAGACCTAGTAAACAACGTACTGAGGCGTCTCAGAGAAGACACAGTAACGACTGTTAGTGCCAACACGTACAGTGCTATGGTTGGTGACTTTATTAACGACGCAAAACAACTCGTGGAAAACGCTTGGGATTGGTCTAATCTTAGGTCTACTCTGACGATTACTACGGCGGCTGATGACTACACGTACTCTCTCACGGGTTACCAAGACCAAGGCAAAATCCTGAACATCATCAACGATACCTCTAACCTCGTGATGGAGTACAGACCACAGACTTGGTTTGACGACAAGTTCTTGGTACAAACGCCTACCTCTGGTAAGCCAGAGTACTACACGTTTAGTGGCATAGACGGCTCTGGTGACGCACAGATTGATGTGTACCCTAAGCCTGACGGTGTTTACTCCCTGAAGGTCAAGAGCGTCATCAGGAACGTAGCCTTGAGTGCTGACGCTGACACGCTAGCTATTCCTAGTCAGCCCGTGATTCACATGGCGGTAGCTTTGTTGGCTCGTGAACGTGGGGAGACAGGTGGTACGTCAACACCAGAGTACTTTGCTATTGCTGACAAGTACCTGTCTGACGCTATTGCTCTGGACGCCCAGAAGCACCCTGAAGAAACTATTTGGTACACACCGTAGGGAGAAACTAGATGGCCCAGCCACTACAGAGTATTAACCTAGTTGCTCCTGCTTTCAAGGGGATTAACACAGAGGATTCTCCGCTTGCGCAGGATACGTCTTTTGCGGAGATTGCGGACAACGCTATTATTGACAGACGAGGACGACTGGCTTCACGTAAGGGCAACGCTGTTTTAACTACAGACAAGACTGTGTTGGGTACTGACTACCTCTCTAACATACACGAGTTTTACGACAGTGCTAACAACGAGGTAATCTTTAGTACTGGCAACAACAAGATAATGACAGGTACGACTACACTGGTTGACGCAACACCAGCGGCGTACACGATTACAACTAACGATTGGAAGATATTTAACTTTAACGATTACGCTTACTTCTTCCAACGTGGCTACGAGCCTCTTGTGTACAGCAACAGTCTAGGTGCAGTTACTAAAATGTCTAGTGTTGCTGGTGCGTCTGTAACTTCTGCACAGTACGCCAACGAAGCTATAGGTGCTTACGGA